AATTTTGTCAGATGTATCTATCATTTATTATCTTATTTCTTACTAAAAAATTATGTCTCATTGAGTTACTGATTGACCTCTTGAATTTCCTGTATTCATATACCCTACCATGTGGTGTCTCATGTGTTATTTTGAACAGATTGATGTTATCACAAAACCATCTGATCTCATATCTTGTAAGCTCCTGACACCTAATGTATCTATCTTTGAACAGTATTGAGTATAGTCGCCCATGTGTTTCATTAGTTACTGTAATGGCAAATGGTTTCTGTTTTCTATGCAGGTCAATGATTAACACTTGGCTAAGTTAGTAAAAGTTATTAACATAATAAAGGGAGCTGTTACACTCCCCTTATGGCTGCCATTGAAGGTGTTGCCATGCACCTGCATTACTTGTACGTCTACTTTCTTGGATGGCTTGATGTGTTACTTCATCAAGTATTTAAACACCTTATCATAGAACTTACCTGTCACCTCCTTACCATACATGAAGCGGTACATTTGGAATTTATCCACACCAACATCCTCTGCCAAATGTACTATCTTATATCTCCTGGATAGCTTATCTTTAAGCTCACCTCTCACTGAGTCAGTGAACGTCTCATCATCTTTGATGTAAACTATCTTAGAACGGGAGGTCATCATCTAACTCTATTGGTTGTGTACTTGGCTGTGATGGCTTAGATCCTGTGACCTCAACCTTCCATGCATCAAGAGTATTGTAATACCTCCCATTGAACTCCCTGCCTCTAACATTGTATGATACTTCCACTTGCTGACCTACACCCAATGACTCTAAGACATCCATCTTATCATTGATTGTTTGGAACAGTATGTCCTGTGGATACTTGGCATCCGGTGTTGTAATTACAAACTCTCTCACTGAGAATTTATCTGAGATTACCTTGATTGGGTTAATGAGCTTGATAGCTCCTTTGATTGTTGATTCTGACATTGTTTATATTTTGTTTTGATTGTTAATAAATTATTTACTGTTTAACTCATTTACATATTGAGCATAATATTCAGAGCATGCCCTTAATCTCTCTTTTATTTGTTCCTCAATGGCTAAGTCTCTCTCATATCTTAATACAGTCACCCTATGGTGTGCAGGTATGTGATTTACTTTATGGATTGATTTGTTATCCCAATCAGTGAGCAGAGTATCATCTGTATCATACATGGTGTACACTAACTCAAATGATGGTCTATCATAGAGCCACATGTATGCTCTACCTTGCCACTCATAATCTGAGTTCTCACCTTCTGATGGTGTTGCCGGGAAGGTCTCTAAGGACCAGGAGCTCTTGATGTCAATGATTAGATCATCCATGAGTATGTCACAACACCCTGACATGAGCTCATTAGTTACTCTGATTGTGTTCTTACTGTACTTTTTAGTGAAACGAACCTCATTGAGTAAGTCAATACCATCCTGCTCCCAGTCAGTTCCTTTGATCATTGGCTTAGTCTTAATGTCTGAGCTGTATCCAAAAAAGTCCTGTTTTGCAATCTTACGTATCTCAGACTTAGCAGTCTCAGATAAGAGCTCAGACTTACTCCTGGAGTTAGTCATGAGCTTACCTAATTGTGATGGCCTCCATTTCATAGTTGTGCCTCCTGTTCTTTGGTTAAATAAAACTTAGCTTTCAATTCCTCAACTGTGAACTCATTAGATGCTATCTTAGCAAGAGCAGCCTTGAAACGTGCATCTGACAATGACTCTTTTTTAGTCTCAGTTGGTGTCTCCTTAGATGCCTGTTGACCATCATCATCCACTGCCTGCAATGAGAGAGCACTTTGAAGGGTGTACCTACGATAGTAGGTTATGGCAGACCCCATCTGTTGTGGTGTAATACCTTGAGGTAAGTCCATACAAGACTCGAGCATTGCACCTGAGTCAATATCTACTATCTGAGTACACACACTATTACCTTGAATAGGTTGGATAAGTAGCAAGCCATTCTCTAAGAGTACAGGCTCAACCTCTGCCATGATAGCATTGAGGTCAGCATACTTTGAATGATGACTTTGTGCATTCTTAACTACCTTACCAATGGCCAACTTTGCCCGGTGTAGTTTTTGGTGTAGAGTGAGTGTGTTACTCAACTCATTTAGCTCCTTGATTTTCTCGGTAGCTGTTTTGATTTCATTTTTCATACTGTTTTTATTTTCATCAAAGATAATAAACTTTTGCATATATAATAAATAAAGTTATTAACAATTATCTGTTGATTCATTATTAATACCCTTCACAGGGTGTTTATATTTCTTTTTTTTGTGTTTTAAATTCACAATGATGCGGGGGTATTTTAGTTTGATTCTCATAAACTCTGAATAAAATTATCATACCATACCATAAAACTATCAAAGTCTCTCACAATGATATAAACCCCACCTGCATTCTCAATGGCTTGTTGATACTGTTTTTGTGCTTCACTTTGTTTATCCTTTTGCTTAATCTCAATCTTAACTGACCGCCCTCTGATTGTTGCAGAAATATCTGCAGTTCCTTTGGTTGACTGTCCGGGTGTCCATTTGCCCGGTAACTGTTTTGTGTGTGCCATGATGCCTGAGCCAACCTGTATCTTTGCTCCTTCCCTGTACTGACCCTGTGAAGAGATACGTTCAGCTTGACCGCCATTGAACTGTATCCATGCAATTACACACTTTGTCAAGGCATTGGCTGAGTTATCTGTCCAATCTGTCTTTGGTATGTATGCCTCCGGCATGTTAGGATACTTCTGTTTCAACTGCTCCATCATAAGAGCATTGAGTTTGTCTTTGTTACTTCGTTTCATGATATTTTATTTAAAGTCCACAATATCCACTGTCGCAATCATTGAAATCATCATCAAATAATTCTAATTGCGTTCTATAATTTTTTATTTTTTCGTACGTAATACCGTTTTTAAAAGTACATCCGTTTTTTCGTTCCATTTCAATAAACCAATTAAATTGTTTTTCAGCTTTGTTACTCATATGTTTTAGCATTAATTCGCTACGGTGGAAGCACCCAACACAATTATTTTGATATGCAAATCTAACTGGCTTGTCTTTCCAAAAATTTTCGATAGTGTCTTTAAAAATAGCATCTTTAATTAAAGGAAATTCCGTTATTCTATACGGTAGTTCTTTCCATTTATTTCGCCCGTTTTTATTTCCTACCTTAAATTTAAAGTTTTCTATTCCGTTTATTTGCCTTTCAATCATTCTATTTGCACGGCTTAATTCGTTTGCTCTAAATCCTATTCTCATTTTTACGGGTAATTCCGTATTTTCATAGCACCATTGTGCAATTGGTTTAATCTTCATATCTACGGTGCAAAAACGTGTGACTTGGTTGGGTAAATAATTTTTACCGTTTGCCATTTTATAATTACTTATAACCTCGTCAAATGTTTTTTCACTTAACCAAACTATTTCTTTTCCTAAATATTGTTCTAAATCGAGCATAGTGTAAATTATAGTATCTTCTTCAAGAGTGCCTATAAATTCCGTTCCTATTTTGTCGCTTACTATTTGTCTAATTTTAGCATCAAGAAATAAACAATTTTTATCATCTGTTCTTACTAATGCAAATACGTTATAATCAGCTGGATAGTGTTTCGCTATATAACTTGATGTTTTACCGCCACTAAGTGAATTAACTGTTTTCATTATCTATCTTATTAATCCATTTATTTAACGTAACCCTTGACACATTCATTAACTCAGCAACCTGTGTACGATTCATGTCTTTATTTGCTTTGTACAGTGATTTGAACTTATCAAATTTATTCTTACTATTATCACTCTGCATGATTGACCTCATGTCCTTTTTATCCTGTGCCTCAATCTTAACTTTTTTACTCATATTAATAAAATAGTCAGATAGCTTTTCAGCTTTCAACATTGCATCTGGACCAACCATGCTGTAAGATCCATCATTAACCTCAACATCATAACTCCAAATTGCGTTAATCAATAATGCAAATCTTGGAATGTAACTCTTTTGTTTTGGAAGCATTGATTTCATGTACTCATTTTCAGCATCACTGTTTTGCATTTCAGTAATCTTATTGAATATCCTAATCCATTCCTTTTTAGCATTTGGTGAAAGTATTGCCTTGATAGGTTGAATATCATCATCCTGGTTAAAGTTAACCCACTCTCTTTTTACTTTGTCAAAGAATTTAACAATATACTCATCATACCACAGTACAATCCTATCATCCAATTCATTATCACTGTATTTGTCAACGTACAAATCCGGAAATGAAATCAACATCCTATCTGTAAATCCATTCTCTTTGTTTTCTTCTGTATTAAACTGATCAAAAATACTTGGCTGTATGCCACCCAAAACAGGGATATGTGGTTTGTCAACAAATGAACTCTTGGCTGTTTTTCTGTTCATACTCACAGCCTTACCACTCCAACATGATAACCAAAATTCAAGGTCAGACCCTGCCCTGTATTTATTCATGTCTTTAAACCAACCTGCCAGCTCATCTTTGAACACACCCACAGCATTTTTATTTTCTTCATGCAAATCAACTAATGCCTCAAGAGTAATGTCATTAACTATGAATTGAGTCTTTTTAGGTTTACGTACCTCCTCTGAATGCTCTCTCTCTTTTTTATCTTTTTTCTCATACTCAACCCACTTAGCATACTCCTTGATGTACCTTCTAATATGTGTGTTATTTATAACCTCAAGAGGCCTAATCATTTGGTTGATGCTTGGTGTCTTACCAATACCTGCCTTACCTACTAATGAGATCCACACATTTGCATTCTCAATCCAGCCTGTTTTTACTTCGAGCTTTAATGAGTTACCAACTATCACTGATAACAACCATATGAATGAACACCCCATATAGTCAATTGATAGGCCTAATGTTTTGGCACTCTCAAGGATGTACAGTTGAATATTCTCAGGAAATATATCAATAGGAAATGTCAGTTTATCAATGTCAACATTAGGTTTATCCTCTATCTCTATTTTTGGAACTCTCCTGGTTCCAAAGCCTTTTTGATATAAATCATTTGCGGCATCTTTGAAATCACCAAAATGAAACTTATGAGCGTATATTGCAAATGGACTCAACAACTTCTCTGCAGGATACTGTGTTCCTGTGCTGAATAAATACATGCATCCACTATCTTTATAGACATAACCAGAATGTGGTGATGTTGCTCCATGCCTACGTATAATGTAATTGTTTGAGGTGTTACGCACAATGGTGAACTCATCTGAAATAAGATCCATTGTATTGATTTGAGCATTGTAATCATCCCATGGACTCAACTCATCTGCATTAACCTTGTATTGCTTTACTGTTGGCTTATCTAATTTTACCTCCTCAACATAATTGTATGTCCTTGATATGGACCAAATAATTTCACGCTCCTCCTCTGTAATGTACTTGATGTCATGATACTCATTCTTACCAAAGAAATTACCATACAGAATAAACTGACCACCTTTGCCTCTTGACTCAATGATGGCCTCTCTCATTCCTTTGAGCTTAGCTATTTTTGTATTACCTTTTTGAGCTGTACATTTATAGATAATGTGGTATCCATCCTTCATTGTTTTGGCAATGACTACCTTTTCAAAGAAATCTGAAATATTATCTGATAAAAAAGAGATATACTCATCCCACCATTTCTGTCTATCTGGAAGGGATGGAAGCACCTTAAGATCAACATCAATACATTCAATGTCATTGAAACCTGCTCTACACCCATAAAGAGGTGCATTAATTCTGTCAATATCATCTGCAGTCTTACATGGTAATGTTGTCCATTTCTCTTGCTCAGGTTTTTTTGTAGCTTCACATGGGATTATGCTATAACCCAAGCCGGCTAATTTTTTTAAATAGTCTTTTGTAATCATATTTATAATCTCACTAATGCAGTTTGATATGCTTTACTTGCCTCTTCTTCATTTTCAAAACGACCTAAATACTTCTTTTTTCCGTTTATACGAATTGCAGAAGCCCATTTACCTGAACATTTATCTAAATAAACACCAACATATTTAGAGGTAGATTCAATATGCTTTCTATTTGTGTTTTCTCTATGAGTTATTATTTCTAAATTATCTACATTATTATTTTGTTTATTAAAATCAATATGATTTACTACTAATTTAAAGCCACAAGGGGTATGGTTTAAAAAAGCTATTGCAACTAATTGATGAACATCTATGGCTATCATTCCCTAATGATTTAACCCTACCTAAATTACTCACTTGATATAATCCTTCATATCCAATTATATCCTTCCAAATTTCTTTTTTCATTTCTAAAAAAATTAAGCATAAAAAAACCTCCTAAATCCTTTGGGGTCTGACTTCCAAATTCATTAAGAGGCTTAATAACTTCTTTAGGTTCTATGTTGTCAGACCGAACCGTTCACAAATATAATCATTATTACCATACTAAACACCACTTTTATAAACATTATCAACAAAGTTATTAACTGTAAACTACTGTAAACTACTGTAAACTTTTACTGTAAACCTTTTTAGGTCATTTTTTTAGTAATGACGGGGGTTTCAGAGCGTTTCAACTGTAAACTTTACACTTTTTTGAAAAATTATTTTTTTTCTGCTGAGTAAAAATAAAAACTGATAACCTAAATACTGTAAACTTTACAGTAAATTTTAATTATTGATTTGATTTTCAGTTAATTACAGCGTTTTTGGTTTACACTTTAACTGTAAACTGTTTACAGTGGTTTACACATACAAAAAAACCCTCCATGCAGTGCAAAGAGGGTCTTTTCAATAAATAAAATCAAACAGTATGACTACAAAGATATGTCTTTATACATGTTGTTTTTAATTCTGAACTTAATTTTCTTCAATCTCTCTAAACTATAACAGTTGATAACATCTGTTACTAAACTGTATGACTTAGGTGTTGACTCAAACATCATAATCAACTCATCAATGTGATCCAGGTAAAGTTTATCCTTAACTGAAATCAAATCTTTGTGTGTTTTGATGCCATAGATTACAGTTGCATGGTCTCTGTCAAACATATTTGCAATGTCATAAAGAGTGAACCCTTCATTCCTTAGCAGGTTGTACAGGTAAAATCTTTTGTAACTGTATTTTCTGTATCTGTGTCTCGCTTTGAGGTTGTTATCCTCAATGTATTTAATTATCTCTTCCATGTTTTTTTATTAGTCCTATTCCTATTAAAGTTATTCCTACAGTAAAAAGTAGTAATGCCATTTTTGCTTCTTCTGCCATTCTATTCTGATTTAAAGGTTTTATTGTAATAATCCTCTGTTGTAATGTCAACAGATACACTGCCATCAAAACTTGCATTGCATTGAGTTTCTACATAGTCAGATGCAAACTTGCACATCTGCTCTCTCTCCACCTCTAAAAAATTACTAAACTCATTGACAAATGTTCTGCCTTTCTCAGTATGTATGTCAAACAGTGATGGATGTAACTCCTCTAATCTTACAAATGCTTGCTGTAATGCTGTTTTCATGATAACCTCTTTTGTTCGTTAATACCTTTGAATAGTTCAGAGCTTGACTCAATCATGCCGGTTGCCTTGATGTAATCAACCTCAATCTTTGCACTCTGGATGATAACAGATCCAATTGTTGCCACTGCCTGTGCCTTTTCAATTTCCTTATTAAGCTCCTCCATTGTGAGCTCATCATTATCCAATCTCTCTAATGCTGAGAATAAGTGATCTCTAAGATCATTGATTTTGTTTCTTGCCATTGATTTTTCTTTTTAATTTATTGTTTAACTTTATTACTTGCCTAACTTCATTAGGATACCTTTGTATGGTGTTCAGCTCCATGTTTTGACACTGACCAATCAACTCCAGGTTATTTATATCCCAATGCATTGTGTTACCATCTTTGAACCTCACAACCATGCCACGTGGTATTGGTCCATGATGCTCCTCCCATACCACTCTATGCATCAACCTCCAATCACTATCTTTAATCTTGATGTATGCATAAGTTCTACCCGCTGAGTCAGTTCTAAAATTGATAGTTCCAACCGGTTGTGTGTTAGCTGGCTTGTTGCCTTTTTTGAACATGGTTGCCTTAGCTTTCTCATAGACATGCTCAGGCATCTTAGCTCCTTTGTTATGAGTTGCATGTCCTTTTTGAAACCTGGTTGCCATTCCTTTCTCAAGTAAGTTTCTCCTCCCTGACAATTCAGATGCAAGATACTCCTTTGATTTCTTCAATCCCATTCTGTATGCTTTGTTGGCCACAGTGCAGTACTTAACACCAAGCTCATTAGCTAAGTCAATGGTTCTCATGTTGGCATATCTTTGGATTATTATCTCATCTAATGTCATACCCTCTCAATTTTAATGATTAGTTTCTCCCAAAGGTTGCTCATTCTGCGAGCCTCCCATTCTGAGTCTGCTTTCACGTTCTTTTCTAATATCCTCCAGGCTCCTCCAATGTAACCGCGATAACGTATTTTCCACATGGTTTAATGCTTTTAAATAATTATTGTATCTATCCATGTCAAAGTGATCCCATCCTCTGACATAAGCTAATGTTATTTTATTCTCTCTCATGCTATCCAATTACTCCAATGTATATCAATATACCTGCAACAAGAGAAAGTGCCGCATATGCGATTAAAATGT